ATTAACTATGATGTTAAAAGAATAAACGGTTCACATCCTGAAACCGTTCCGAACATATTCTTTCGTATAGGTTACGTTAAAAAAATTATTAATGAAATAGATTCCTATGACATATATCGTTTAGAAGAAGGTGACACACCGGAGATTGTTGCTGAAAAGATTTATAACGATCCTATTGCTGGTTGGATGATCATCTATGCCAACAAGATTTTTGATCCTCAGTTTGACTGGCCTTTAAACGACAGTGAGTTTGAAGCATATATTATTGGAAAGTATGGTTCGGTAGAATATGCTCAATCAAACATACATCATGCCGAAAAGACTTTAAGAATAGATAATCTGACCGATGGAACATCGTTTACCACAAACACTGAAATTTCATTATTGAGATATACAAATAATATGCCAGATGGAGTTCATTTTGATTATTGGGCATGGAACCAAATACCAACTCTCGGAGAATATCAACCAGGAACGCAACAGTTGAGTGCCGATAGTATTGATAAAAAGGCAGATGATAAAGAAGGTACCGTTACGGTTGACTCTGATAATATATTGAATGATGGTGGACTTGGAATTACATCATATCAAAGACAGTATAATATCGACCAAGATTATTATGTTGAGACTACGAGTGCAAAACTAGTTAGTATATATGATTATGAATTTCAAATCAATGATCAGAAAAAGTTTATCAAGGTTGTTAAATCAATATATTATAATCAGTTAATGAATGAATTTAAAAACTTAACGGGTCACAATTCTGTTCAATACACCAATTATTTAACTCCTGGAGTCTTTTAATAAATGTCTTATGTTGAGCAAAATGATTATGTCAGTAGTGATCTCGGTCTTGTCAAAATATCAGGTGATATTGGTGGAATTCATTGGCCTGATGTTACCATTAAAGAAATCGTTATTGGTGAAAGTTTAATCAATCCCGGTCTCATGACTTCCGTTACGGTACAGTCTGCTCCATATTCTTCTAATAGTAATGGTTATAAGAACCTTATGGACCTTAAAGGCAAACAACTAAATCTTAATTTATCAAACCGATTAGGAAGAAGTCTCAGCATTTCAAATATGACGGTTTACAGATTAGACAACCGTTCAATGATGCCTATTAACCTCGGTAAAACTGAAGAATTTACATTTCATACTTGTCATCAATCCTTATTGGATGATGCTCAACATGTTATGAGCAAGTCATGGAAATGCGTCACACCGGACCAGGTTGTTGGTGCTGCATTAGATTGTGTTGGTTCGGCCGGTAATAGAAGTATATTATCGTGTAGTCCATCCAGAGATTATATTGCTGAGATGATCCATCCATATCAAGTTATTCAGCAGCAAGCAAATGTGGCCTTAGATGGTGATGATCCATCATTCCTACACTATATGACACACGAAGGTGGTGGCAAGCATTGGTTCAGATCATTAAAAAGTATGATGACGGCAAGTGATAAACAAGTTTATACTTTCTCTTCTAATGAGGTCGGTGTTCTTACTCAATCGGATTATAATAATCCGGATAATTTAAACAAAGTAATTGTTTTTGAGTTTCCTTGTTTCTTTGACTTGCTTGCGGATCTCCTAAATGGTGTTGGACCTAATGGACAAAATCTAAATGTCGTTACGACTTGGAACCCTTCTAACATGGCTGCATCTTTAATAGGTGGTAGTGGAAACATGATGTCAGACGGATGTATTCCTGCCACTAACGTTAAACAATCAATGACAAACAAAGGTAGTGGACAACAAGATTATGGATGTCCGACAGATGTTGAAAGTCATTTGTTATTGAGACAGGCCAGAATGGGTCTACTAGAAAGAGATAAGATTGCATTAAGATTTACGGTACCATGGGCACCTGATGTCCATGTGGGTGATAGAGTCCAATTTAACTGGTTTGATCCTAATAGGTCACTAATGCCGGATTCGGACTCTTTTGTTGTTTCGTCTCTTATGCACAAAATACAATTCGGCGGTTTTTCTACAACAACTTTTGATTGTATTAGAACCAGATATTAGAGGTTGATATAACATGGCAAATTATAATAGTTTTCCAGGTCCTTTTGGTGGTCTTGTTTGGGGTATTGTCGGTGGAGGTGATGACAGTGATCCAGCATCCGATCATGGTGGCGGTGTAAGGTTTTATTCACCAACCGATCATAGTCCAGAAGGTGTGAACCTTGAGGATTTACCATTTTCTATGAGAAGTGTTGGTGCCACTCAGTTTATGCAACAGATGTTTGGTGGTACACCAGATCCAGGCACACCTGTATTGATGATGAAATCACAGGGTAGTCCTGGTGGTGTTATCATTGGCCAGATGAACTCATTAATGAATCCTGGTTCAGGTGGTTCTGGTAGTCTATTAAGTAATAATCAACATTTCCAAGAATTAAAGAACCGTAAGCTTAATGTTAGTGCCCCGCCTCGTATTCAGGAATCAACTGGTGACGATGGTGTTCAGATTAGAAAGATTATGGAAACAGGTGAACAACACCATTTAGGTTTGCTTGAAGGCCTTCCTCTAAACGGTGCTTTGTTTAATATGACAGGGTTTAGATTACCTGAATTGCCTAATGTTCCAACCGCATTGCAGACCAATGATGGTATGATGATGCTTGAACAACTCCAGCAAATGGTCGGACAGATTATGTCACTCGGTCAGATGTTTGCTGGCCTTGCAGGTAACCAAGGCGGCGGAGGCGGCGGTGGTGGTTTTCCTAATGGTTTCGGTTCTGGTAATCCAGGTGGATCAACATATGTCTATGATGCAAATACCGTCATGGCTACAGTTGAGGCCGATACTGCCAATAATAATCCTTATGGCGGCAGTCAATTCTATTCTGCTAATAACCGTTTAATTTCCATTCAGAACCAGGTGCCATCAGAGGTTGCTCTTGCTATTGGAAACCTGGCAAAAACAATTCAAGGCCTTGAAGTCAATAATGGTGTTTCATTCTTCACCGGTGGTGTGGTGCATCAAGATACTTACTTGCAAAATGCCGAAAATCTCATGTGTCAGTGTAAGTCAATAGATGATTTGATGAATGTGTTGTCGAGGTTACAACATGATACCACATTATTCGGCACAGAAAAGTTGGAAGATGTTTATGTAACGGTCGAGACATCATATGGTCCTATGGGTTCGGTGGTTGACTTTACTGGTAATGTTTATGTTCAATATGATGAAACCACAATGGCAGCAATGAACGCATTTTCGGCCAACGCCAGCAGCAATACAACCAGTCCTGCCGTTGGTTCAGTTCCTTATGATTATGTACCGTCTTCTGGAAGTGGTGGAAGTGGTGGTATCGGCGGCGGAGGAGGTGACGGCGGAGGTGGTAGTGGTATAGATGTTGGCGGCCTTATGGGAATGTTTGGTAAGTCTGCTGGTATTATGCAAGAAATGATGAAACGATTACATCCACAAGGTGAAAAGACTGCCAGACAATTGTATCAAAAGGTAAATGAAGGACAGGAATCTCAGCAACTATTTGAGATTAACAAAAAGACATTAAACAATGGTGATCCATTTGAAGGTGGCAACTTTGAAAGTATAGCTGGCACAGACCAATTTAATTTACAATTCGGACCATAATAGAGGATTATAAAAATGGCAGATACAGGATCAGGATCAGGAGAAATTTCTTTTAATACAAATAAGAAAAGAAAAAAATCACCTAAAAAAGTTACTTATAATAAAGATGCCAGGTCTGCTCAGAGTGCTGGTGAATATCCGAACTATATGTGTTGGAAAGACCGTTGTGGTAATTCTCTATCTTTTGATTATTCAAAAGGTACCGAAACTGTAACACTACAACACCGTTCTGGTACTGCAATACAAATGCGTCCAGACGGTGGTCTACAGATGACCACACATAACGGTAAGTATGAGGTAATCTTTGGTGAAGATCGTGTTACCATTTCAGGTGCTCAGGATGTTACTGTTAAAGGTGATGCTTCTCTCCGTGTATATGGTGACCAAAATGTTACCGTTCATGGTAATTATAATCTTGCCGTTATGGGTGATCTTAATATCACCGCCAAGAATAAGAACCAACTAATTCGTGGTAATAAAGACACCATTGCTAAGAATGAAACAAAGAAGGTAGAAGGTTCTTCATCAGGTACATATGGAGGTGGTTATGCCAGATCCTCTTCTGCCTCTGCCTCGGTTATCTCAAGAACTGGTACCGCTTACTTTGGTGCTGGTGAAGGTGTTAGTGTTGTAAAGGCTGGTAAAACACAAGATGGTAATGTTCTTGTCAGAAATAAAAAAGGTAAAACCGTTCACCAAAACGATGACGGTGCCCACCAACTTAAAGTAACTGACAGTGGACAAGAAGTTTCACAGACAATACAAAGTGGTTCTGTTAGTGTTAAGGCTGATAAAGATTTTACCTCAGAGGTACAAGGCGCACAACACCACAAGGTACAAAAAGATTATGGTGTTACCGCACAAGGTGGTGCCAAGATTTCAACTCAACAAAGTGTGCAATTCCAAACACAACAAAACTTCCAGGTTCAAGCACAGCAAAAAGCACAACTAAGAGGTGAGTCCGCTGCAAGTCTTGATAGTTCCGGACAAACACATGTTGGATCCGACGCAGGCCTTGTTAGCATTAAAGGTACTGGTGGAGGTGTTGCTATTGACGGTCAACAAGTAAGTCTTAATAGTGGTTTGTCACAAATCTTTCAACAAATTACAGGTATGCAGTTTGAATTACCAGGTATTCTAGACCAGTTACAATTGCCAAGTATGTCAAGTCCAGGCGCACAATCTGCACAAGAAGAACCGGATGCTTCATCTTGGACACAAGGTCTGGCTTGACACTAAATAAAGGATAAACAACAGAGGTCATAAATGGCAACTCCAATAACAGTTAATAGAGCACCAGATTATACAGATTTAGATTTGGATTTTATGGTAAATCCAAGAACCAATCAACTTATTTTGCAAACAGGTGTTGATGCCATTAAAAGGTCAGTGCGTAATCTAATATTTACAAATAACTTTGAAAGACCTTTTCAGTCTTATATTGGTTCTGGTATTAGGTCATTTTTGTTTGAAAACTATGGTCCACTAACAACTATTGCATTACAGGATCAGATTAAATTAACATTGTCACAGTTTGAACCAAGAATAACACTTGATGATGTTATAGTAACCGAAGATTTGGATAACAATGGGTTTTCAGTTACAATTCAATATCACATTAATAACACCAGTATGCCAATTGTAACATCATTGTTCCTCGAAAGGATTAGATAATAATATGTCTACCGCAAATACATCGGCACTTAATGTTTCCGACTTAGACTTTTTTAGTATTCGGAATAACCTCAAAGAATTTCTTCGTAGTCAAGATACATTCACTGACTATGACTTTGAAGGATCTGGTTTATCCGTATTACTTGATGTTCTTGCCTATAACACATATTATAATTCTTTCTATATGAATATGATAGCAAATGAGTCGTTTCTTGATACGGCTCAGATTAGATCCAATATTCTTTCACACGCCAAAATGATTAACTATATTCCAACATCAATGAAAGGAGCCATAGCTCGCATTGATGTATTATTGACACCATCACCAAACGAGAATAGAAATCTTAATGTAGTTACTCTTGGTAGTTATACCCGATTAACAGGCACAGACACAGCCGGTGTTCCTCATCCATTCATAACAATTGATTCAACATCAGCATATAAAGCAAACGGTCAGTTTTATTTTCCTAACGTTGCCATTCAGCAAGGGCAGGTTATTACACAACAATATCTTTGCAATGCTAATAATTTTTCTAGACAATTTGTCCTTCCATCAGCAAATGTCGATACGTCAACCATAAAGGTTTCTGTCCAGGAGTCAGCATCTAACACATTTATAACAGAATATAAATTGTCTGAAGATATGACAACTCTGAGTTCCAACTCACAAGTTTATTTTGTTGAAGAAGATCAGAATGAACAGTGGAAAGTATATTTTGGTGATGGCATCATTGGTTACAGACCAAAAGATGGTAACATTGTTCAGGTATCATATATTGAAACCAATGGAGCAATGGCCAATGATGTTATGAAGTTTGGTTTTGTCGATCCTATTGCAGGCATCTATAAAGACAGCATCAGTGTTATAACCACCCAGAAAGCATATGGTGGTGCCGATAAAGAGGACATTGATAAAATCAGATTCCATGCTCCACAATATTATGCTGCACAGAACCGTGCCGTAACAGTTGATGACTATGAGTCCATTATTACCAAAAACTACACAAACATAGACACCGTTGCTGTTTGGGGCGGAGAAGAAAATGATCCACCTGAATATGGTAAAGTTTTCATATCTCTTAAAACAAAAGGTTACTACACTTTAACAAACTTTGAAAAAGAAAATATAAGAAATCAACTTATCAAAAATATAAATGTTATGACCGTTACACCGGAACTTATTGATCCGGATTATATGTTCATCCTTGTTAAAGGTACTGTAACTTACAATCCTAATATCACATCAAAAAGTTCAACTACTTTGCTTGGTATTGTTAACGATGCCATAATGAATTATGCAGAGACCGAACTTAATACATTCAAGTCCACTTTCCGTAAATCAAAGTTGCAATCATACATTGAAAGTTCTGATATTGCAATAACCGGTTCAGATATTGATATAGTTGTTCAAAAGAGAGTGACACTATCATTGCAAAAAAATGTAAAGTATAATATTTCATTCAATACACCATTGTTAAGAAGTGATTATGTTACTAAAAATTTCTTTACATTTCCTTCAATGTCTGTTTATGATAAAACATTGGCACTACAGAATGTAACTGTAACAGACATTCCGAACGCAAATACAGGTGTTGCTGCTATTACTATCACCAAATCTGGTCATAGATTTTTAGAACCACCTATTGTTGTTATTTCTGGTGATGGTGTAGGTGTGC